AGCGCCGGTCCAATAATAGGGTCTGCATGGTTAGCTTCATGCCATTTCAAATACGCCATAGGAGCATTTGGGTCAGCGGGGTCGATCGTGTCTAAAAACGACCGTGATTGTTTTAGTTTTTTATCCAACAACTCTACAGTTTGCGCTTTTACTTCGCCTTGCGTCTTTTCAAGCAATGCTTGCTCTTTATCCGCTTCGGTAAGTGTTTTTTCAATTCCTGGTAACTTAGACCCAAAGCCACTTCGCGCCATTGTTTCGCGCAATGTATTACGGTTTATTTTTCCTGTGGTTGAATCATATGCTTTTGCGTATGCTTCATTTAGTGCGTTTACAGTTTCTTGCTCACGTTGGGCAGTTGACAACTGATACTGCGCCAGCGCGTTTTGATTCTGCGCGTTTTGGATAGACGAAAGTTGGCCGTACCGTGCTACTGGATCGGCAAGCTGAATGGGCTGAACGCCAAGTGCAATTCTGGGGTCGATAGGCATATCTAAATCCTCAAGTAGGGAAGGGGTTGTTTACTGACCAACCAGGCACAGACGACCCGCCGCCTCTTATCGCCCCTAGCATGTTTTGACCTTGTGTGTAATTCAAATATGTATTCAAACCACCTGTCAAAGCGTTTGCGCCGCCAACATAACCAGATGCTCTGGCGGCAGCGCCGCTACCAATAGCTTCACCAACATTGGAAGCCATAGTTTGCCCCGCTTGGCCAATTGTATTTGTTGCTGTTTGGCCAACACCAGCAAGAGACTGCAACGGTTGCAAACGCGCGGCGCGTTCAGTTTGATAGCGATTAAATGCGTTGGTGTACTCTTGCGAGCCGTAATCTTGGCCAAACCGTTGTAGCGCCTTGCCGGTGCCGCCAGACAGCAAGCCACCGCGAGCCGCAGCAGATCGTTCCAAAGCTTTCTGGCCTTCACCTAACCGAAATGCGTAGCCTGGGTCAGCTTGAAAATCAGCCATGCTGAAATTCTTGTAGTCTGATAAAGGAATTAGTTTGTTAAGCGCGCCGATACCAGCTTGTCTCCAAGGCTCTTGAAGAGCTTTGGTTTCTTGAAACTGTTGATATTGCAGTTGCGCGGCTTTATCTGACGCGGCGGCTTGTGTGCTTGCAGCTTGGCTTGAAGCATTTGAACCTATAAGTGCGCTGCCTACTACAGCGCCTGCGACCCAAAAAGTCATGTTAGCTCCTTAACTTTTACTTGATTGCCGATGCCATACATACTGTTAGGCTCATCTTCAACCAATTCTTGTTCCGCTGCCTCTACATCTGTAGATTCAGTTCTGTGAAACGTCATGCACAACGCGTCTGTCTCAGCATAAACAGCGCGCTTAGTGCCTGGCTTACTGCACAACAGATGCGGGCCAGTCACAACTTGAACGCCATCATCTGTAGTAATTGCTACTGTGCCAGACACGATCAAATAAAAATGTTCTTTCTTGTGGACTTTACCCACTACCAACACGCCTGCTGGGCGAAAAACTTTACGGCAATACATACCGCCGTGGAACACATGTTCAGTTTCAGGTTGATACGGCTCAAACGCCATCAATGCGTCTTGCAACGCTTCAACTTTGCCTCGCAGTAAATCTGACGCTATTACATCGTTCACGAAACTTCCCTTCCGCTGACGCGCATGTTAATAGCGCTGGCTGTTCCAGCGATTGTCGAGATAAATCCGCCAGAAGGCAAGATATGTCCGACAAGTTCTGGGAAAAGATATGTCTCAGACGCAGACAAGGTGCGTTGCTTAACAATCAAGTTGCTGTTGTTGGCCGTGTTTGCCGCGGTAACCAAGTTCACACTGATTGTGACCGGCGACGCGCTGTAGTTGGTGGCCGTAAATTTGTCAATAATTGTGGTTACATTATTGGCAATATATTGCGTCGTCTGAGTTGCCTCAACGGTTTTGGCTGGAACTAGGTTTTTGGCGGTTACAGTCATTGAAGCACCTTTTACAAAACAATCCAGCGGGAACCTGACGCAATTGTCACTGTCTGACCGCTAGCAATGGTGATCGGCCCAGCCGACATGCCTGAATTTCCAGTAGCTATAGTGTAACTCGTTGAGACGGTTTTACTATTGACATAAATTCCATTACCCGCATTAAATTGCTGGGATGAAAATTCACCTGTAGACGGCTTATAGAGCAACTTGGCGTTGCTAGTGTAAATTGTGGTTGGTGTGCCTGTTATGGCGTCGGCAAACAACGGGTAGACGTTAGTGGCCGTGGCTGTGTCGTTGCTAATTGCCGCGCCAGATATTACCGTTGCCCATGTGCCATCACCCCGCCAATAGGTTGATGCTGACGCGCTAGTGCCGCTATTCAGATTGGTGACCGGTAGGTTGCCAGTGACTTGGGAGGCCAAGTCGACATTGCTGAGTGTGCCGCCCAATGTGATAGTGCCAGCGGTAGTAATAGGGCCGCCTGTTAGGGTTATCCCGTTAACCGTACCTGCGGTGTCCACCGATGTAACAGTACCAGTATTAGTAGACGGGGTAGAAGGCGGTGCAAGTTGCAAATCATCTAACGACGTTTGGTTGTTGCCGCCGCCAGTCAAATTAAACATGTTTAGGAAAAAACGATACCATTCACGCGACATCAAACCTGTCCTAGGGTCGATAAATTCGACCCGTGAAGACGGCAGGTTCGTTATATTAAGTTGTTCAGGCATTGGTTGGGCTTAGGATCAATTCAGCGCCCATAATGGCGACTTTTACTGGATCAGTGCCTGACACTTCATAAACCCTATCCCGCAGCTTGAGCGTCATGCCAAGACGACGCCAAAACACCCGCTGGTAGTATGCCCCGATCTTGCCCATTGGCGACCAATGCTCGTTTGACCATGTATGGCCGCCGTCATCAGACCATCGCAACATAACCTGTGGGTCTTCGCCTTGGCCAGTAACCAAACCAGTGCCAGATTCGCAGTTCAACTGCAAGCTGTGGTGGGCGGTACGTTTAAGGTTATTTTGCCCTGTCGGCAGTGCGCGCCACGATCTTAGCCACTTCTGTACGCCGCCGTTGTCAGCGTACACATCCAAAGTCATCTTGTAGATGTTGCCGTTTTCATAGTCGCCGACAATTGTATTGCCACCAAAATTACATTGGCAGTTAGAACGATGGCGGGTAAATGAACCATTGTCCCACCCAGCGCGCTCATGCCACGCTTGTGTGGCCACGTCGTACACCCATGTGGCGTTGCCTGATGGAAACGTCAACACGTAAAAAGCATGGCCTTCTTGCTGGTACGTGTAAGCAACTGCGTCTGAAATGTTGCCGTATTGGGCAATTGCATACTCAATTGCATGGGTAGATATGCGCTGGCCTGTGTACCCATTAGCGCGATAAACAATGCCTTGGCCACGCGCATCTGTGCCCAGCCAAAATAAACCGTTGTCCAACTTGGCCACAGAAAACGCTGCCACACAGCCAATTTCGTTAAACGCGCCTTGGATGCGGGTCAAAGGAAAGTCAGGCAAACCCGCGTCGTACCAAACTTCAATTGAGTCAGTGCCAAACATCCATGCTTCGCGGTGATCAATATTGATAGCTACCAAGCCGTCAGGCGAGCCTTCAGTGCTTGCAAAGTCAAGCGGATCAATAGACAAGCCGTCAAGCAAAGAAGTTACCCAAACTTTCTGGCTGTTGGGTTCGTTAAACACAAAGTATCCATCCAAGTAGCCAACAGTTACAGCGCCTGGGAAATCAGGGTCGGTAATCTGCTGAAATACATCAGTAACTTCGTTGTATATGTAGCTGTCAGGATTGCAAGCAAAAAACAATTGTGTGCCGTTGTCAGCAATGGAAACGGGGCCAGTGCCAGTCACGGCGCCAAGAAATCGTGGTACGCCAGTTAAACCGCTGAGTTTGTACACCTCATTGCCAGACACAACGTAGAAGTCCGAGCCATTGGTTTGATGCGCCCAAAGCGCTCTGATTGGGCCAGATCCAACAGTTTGCAAAAACTCAAGTCCAGGGCAACGCGTCAAAAATGCGGCAGTTTGCCCACCCTCTGGCGTAACCTCTGGGTACAGATTGACCATGCGATTGTCGGCAGCGTTAATACTGCGCGCAACATAGCTAGAGCCAAGAATGGGCGTTTGCATCAATAATTACCAGCATAGATGTTGAAACGCTGGCGTGTGGCCACAATGGCGTAAGGCATTGACATCACGTCATCTGGGTTATTGATGCGCTTGAGATTTCGCTTGGATGTCATGGCAATGCGTTGCACTTGGGGGCTTGGCTCAACACCAAACTCAGGCGCAATCTCGCAAGCCAAGTTGTATGTGAACGCCCGCAAATAGCCAGGTGGGAACAAGATGTTGGTCACCAAAGTGGCTGGTTCAGTCAACTTTTGAACACTTACAAAGTGCCATTCCAAGTCCCGCGTGGGGCGAGGATAAATGTTCATTTCAACATCAGGATAGGTCATATTGACAAAAATGACCTGTGGATAAGTAGATGTTACGGTTTTGACCGCAATGCCGTTGTATTGTTGCTGGTTGATAAACTTAATGCCAAAAGACACATTAGTGCCTGGGTCACGAAAATAAGTTGCATCATCCAACAACACAGGACGCAGGCCGACAAAGTTGCCAGTTGGGCCTAGTGTGCGGGTAATTTGACCAGCAGGCCAAGTAAAGATTTGATCTTGGGTGCTAAAAACTGACAGGCGCTCGGTGTTCCATGAATCAATCATTTGATTCAACGCCATCAGCGAATCTTGAGACACGGACGCGGAAGTTGTCTCACCTTCAGCCAAC